TCTCTTCACCTTAAATCTCGGTACAACAATCCAAGTTTTAAAATAAGGGTACGCTCCCAATTGACAAGCATCATCAAAATTGATTCCTAAGGTAGTTACTATTGGTACAGGTTTTGTTCCGAATAACCATTCATCTAAAGACATGCCACCCTCATACGATTTCTCTAACATAAAAAAAGACAGCAACCGCAGTTGTCTATTGTCTAGTATACCTTTGAGCGAAGGTAGTGTGGGGTGTTGGCTTACAATTCCTTTGTGGATTTTTTTGATTAATTCTCTGTCGTAGATCATTTCTGTAGGGGCTATGTCTACTACTGAATATGAAGTGTAATCAGCTTCATATCCATTAATTATCGACTGACTATAACTAGCAGTTTTAAACGCAGAATGTACCGTAGCACGTTCTCTATTGTTTAACTGTTCATTAAATAGTTTGTCGAATTGTTGTAAATACGCATCTGTAGCATGAGAAGGCCAATCATGTTCCATTTGCGTGGTTAATATTTTAGTGTGAGGATTTAAGATAGACACTGTTTTACCAAAAGGCGTGACTGGACCTCCATTTATAGCCATAGTATGATTACAAATAGATCTTGCTGAGCTGACACTAATTTTACACCTACTTGATAAACATCGAGATAATAAGAGAGCTGCTACACCATTAGTTCTAGCTCTATTATCCATAGTCCAACTATAACGCTGGAACAGAGAGGGTACATCTGTTTCAACGAGTCTTAATTTCTTTACCCATGAGCCACATACAAAACTAGCAATACTGCGGTTAATATAACCATAACTATAATTTTTATATATAGCATGTCGTAAAAACTCAGCTCCTTGTCCCCAAGATTGTTTTCTAACGTTGAAGGTATTTTTTGAGTTAATACAGGCAAAAAGACACTTTCTAGCTTCATCTCTACTAGCACATCTTAATACGACATCATCACCTACAAAGAAAGCAGAAACATATTTCGCATTACCAGCATCTAATCCAATATTTACATATATATAGTTAAGAATAGTATTACGTAAAGTTGTGGTTCTTCTACCAGTTAGTAAACTCCAAGTTATCTTTTTCCTTTTTCCA